GCTTTATATACGGGAACTTTTACGCCAAGTACAACTCCATTAACAACAACTGTTTCTTCTGGAACAGTTTCTTTATTAGCTTGCCAAAGTAATCGTTTTTATGACGTTGCAAATTCTGCATCAATGTCAGTTGATTTTGGCACACCATCCGTCCAATCCTTCAGCCCGTTCGATCCTACTGCTGCGTACAGCACTACTACAGTTGGAGGTAGTGGGTATTTTGATGGGACAGGGGATTATTTAAGTATTGCTGATAATGTTGCTCTTCAATTTGGAAGTGGAAACTTCACTATTAATTGTTGGGTTTATAGGGCAGTTTCTGGAGCGACGCACACAATTGCTTCAAAAGGAGCGTCTACTCCTACTGGTTGGGTTTTTCAAATAAATTCATCAAATCAACTTGTTTGGACAGACACATCAACAAGTATTACAACAACAACAACAATTCCTTCTGGAGTTTGGAGTTATGTTTCTGTTGTTCGTTCTGGAACTGGCACAAATCAAACAGTTTTATATATTAATGGAACTTCGTCTGCTACTGGAACATCTGCAACAAACTTCAATCAAACTTCTGCTTTAAATATTGGAGCAGATAGAAGCAATGCAAATACATTTAATGGATATATTTCAGGTTTGGAATATGTTAAAGGAACCGCTTTATCTATAAGCGTTCCTACAACTCCACCAACAACATCAAATAGCCCATCTGCATTGCTAAATTTTACAAACGCTGGCATTACAGATGCTACTGCTAAGAACGTGCTGGAAACTGTTGGCAATGCTCAGATAAGCACGACGCAAAGTAAGTTTGGTGGCAGTTCTATGGCGTTTGATGGAACTGGGGATTATTTAAGTATTGCTGATAGTCAAGCATGGAATTATGGAACAGGAAATTTTACTATTGAATTTTGGGTATATTTTTCTGCATTTCCTGTAAATACATGGGCAACAGTTACCTCACAATATGTAGATGCAAACAATCGTGTAAGTGTATTTTTTGGAAATAATGCGACAAACGAAAATGGTTTAGTGTTTAAAGTTGTTACGGGCGGGACTGTATATAAAGCAGTTCAAAACGATAGTGCAAGTATTACCATGTCTAGTCTTGGATATTCAACAGCAACTTGGTATCACATTGCTGTAGTTAGAAATGGGTCAACTATTACTGGTTATGTAGATGGTGTTTCAAAATGCACTTTGACAACAACAGCAAGCTTCCCAGACCTTGCAGCTTCACAAATTATTGGCGCTTTTAGTTCAGCGGCAGATTATCCGCTTAATGGTTACATTGACGATTTGCGTATTACTAAAGGTTATGCACGTTATACAGCTAACTTTACTGCTCCAACTGCTGCATTTGCTTTGCAATAAAGGTTGATAATGCTTTATTCTAAAAACGGCTCAATACCAAAACCTGAGACAGATGGAACTGAAGGTTGGATAGAGGTTCCTGATGCGCCAGAAGCACCAGAAGGTAAAGAGGTTGTCTGGTGGTTTCCGCCGGGTTGGGTAATTCGTGATCCTCAGCCGGGACCAAATTGGAGTTGGTCGCAGTCTGAAGAAAAATGGGTTGAGTATCAATTGCCAGAAATTATTGTTGAAGCTCCAGTAATAGAAACTTCTTCACTAACAACAGATCAGATTAGCGGATTAAATGGCTAATTACGTAGATTACGACTATTGGCTTCAAGGATATGGTGAGGGAGACCTTAGCCAGCCTGATCGCTATGTTGTTATTGGATATTGGGATAACGGCTACGCTGAATATGAAACAATTCCTATTGAGGGAAATGCTTCTATAACAGTCTTTACTACTGTTTCAGGAAATGCCTTTGTAGTAAAACCAGCATCTGCAGCAATAACTGGAAATTCTAATGTATCTGCTCTAGGTGGATATTTATTAAATGCTAATGCTTCTATTAATGGCACAGCAAATTTAAGTATTATTGTTTCTGATTATGTTTTTGCAAGTGCTCAAATAACAGCCAATGCAACAGCACAAGCAAAAGTTGATAATTTAGTAACTGCTGCTGCTAATATTAATGGAACTGCTACTGTAACTGCTGATGGTATTTATGTTGCTGGTGGGATTGCATATATTGATGCTAATGCAACTGTAACTGCTAATGGATTTATTACCGCTAGTGGAAATGCAAGCATTTTAGGAAATGCAGATATTGTTGCTAATGGAAATATAATCGGTGAGGAATGGTCTGATGTAGTTCCTGAGTCTAATGAATGGACAAATATCACACCTAGTTCAAATGTTTGGCAGACAGTAGCATCATCGTCTGACACATGGTTGAGGCAATAATGAGGCAAAAAATTGTATTTGGTGAATGGCTTCCAGATCAGCCCGGTGTTACTGGATCTGTAACTGAAGCTGTTAATTGTTATCCTGTTACTAATGGATATGCGCCTATTCGAGATGCCGCTAACTATTCTGGTGCTGCTGGAGAAACTCTGCTCGTTACTTTTGCAGGTAAGTCTGCTGGTGCTTCCAGCCTATTTGCTGCTAGTGCTACTTCGATTTATAAATTTGATTCTAGTGATGCAAGTCTGGATCCTGTAAAGACTTCATATTCTGCAATTGAATCATGGGATGTTACTCAATTTGGCTCAAAGCTTATTTTGGCTAATGGATCAAATAAGTTGCAATATTGGGATTTGGGTGGGTCTACTACAGTTTCAGATCTTGACACTGCTGCTCCTACGGCTAAATATGTCACTGTAGTTCGTGACTTTGTAGTAGCTGCTAATGTTGGCGGCGAAGAAAACAAGGTTTACTGGTCAGATATTAACGATGAAACAGACTGGACTCCAAGTGCGGCATCTCAGTCTGATACACAGATTATCCCTGATGGTGGAGATATTACTGGTCTAGCTGGTGGTGAATACGGTCTTATTTTTATGGAAAGAGCTGTTTACCGAATGAGCTATTCCGGTAGCCCGTATTTTTTCCAGTTTGACGCTATTTCTAGGACTTTAGGATGTATTTCTAACGGTTCTATTGCTCAGTTTGGTGGATTGACGTATTTCCTAGCTGATGATGGCTTTTATGTCTGCGATGGTCAGTCAGTTAAGAACATTGGACTAGAAAAAGTTAATCGTTGGTTCTTTGATAATGCTATTCCTACAGAAATACCATTAAGCATGAGTTCTACGGTTGATCCTGTTAGAAAATTAGTCATCTGGAACTTTAAAAATACGATGGGTGGTCGCTATTTGCTAAATTTCTCTATTGATTTGGGTAAATGGAGCTATGCGACAACTGATGTAAATTACATTGCATACGGTTTTACGCCATCTGCTACCTTGGAACAAGTTGATAACTACAATACAAGCATTGATGCGCTAGATATTCCGCTTGATTCTCGTGTTTTTGCTGGTGGTCAACTATTGGCATTGGGTGTTCGAGAACAAAAGATCGTTGCTTTGTCTGGGCCATTCAAGTCTGCTTATGTAGTTTCAGGTGATATTGATATTGGACGCTCAACTGTTACTCTGGCAAAACCAATTATTGACAATGGAACTGGTACTGTAGCTGTTGCAAGTCGTACTTTGCTGACTGATACGGTGGAATTTGATACGGCTGTTGCTGCTGATGCTGAAAACCGCTGTTCTTTGCGTTCTAACGGTGATTATCATCGGATTAAGGTATCTCCGACCTCAAGTAACTGGAAAACTCTAGTTGGCGTAGATGTTGAAGTTGTTAAGCAGGGTGATCGATGACTCGTAGCGTTCAATTTAGAACTCTCCCGGTATTCGGAGCCTCAGAACGTGAGGTTGCAGAGGTTGTTCGCGGGATTATGGACGGAAAGACCAATAATACAGGTCTTTTGACACTGGCTACAGGCAATGCCACCACAACTACCCTCTACGACGAGCGTATAGGCCTTGAGAGCTTAATATTCTTCACGCCAGTATCTGATGCTGCTGAAGCTGATGCGGCTCCATATGGGGCTTTTCAGGATTCTACAGACCAGACTGCTGCGAATACTACTACAGCATACGCTGTTACATTTAATACAACAGATTATACGAGTGGCGTTTATCTTTCCAATAATTCCCATTTAAATGTAAGGAATTATGGAATTTATAACATCCAGTTTTCGTTGCAATTTAAAAATACAACTAACGATACTCAGGATGTAGACGTTTGGTTTCGCAAGAATGGATCAGATATAGCTAATTCCAATAGCAGATTTGGTATGCCATCTAGGAAATCATCTGGTGATCCATCTCACATTATTGCAGCAATGAACTTTTTTATTGAGCTTCAAGCCAATGATTACGTTCAAATAATGTGGAGACCATCTGATGTAGGATTATCAATTGAACAATATGGAACTAGCGCAACTCCGACTAGACCAGCAATTCCTAGCGCCATTGCCACAGTGAACTATATTGCACCATCTGCAACAAGTAATGTATATGTTTCATCAAAGCAACGTGGTCAGGCTACGGTTACACATTGGGCAAATAGTACTGCAGATAAGACGTATGGTTATGTGATAATCGGTTAATGGAATACAAATACATTGACCCTCAGAGTTTGAGAAATTGGTGGGCTGCAAGGCTTCTTTATCCTGCAACCATTAGGTGAAACTCTGCACTTATGGGCTGCTTATTCGTTAGAAAATAGTTATGAACTTGTCGAAAATGCTTTAAAATATATTAAAAATATGGCATTGTCTGCTAATGTTAAAAATATAACATTTTCTAGCCATAGGCGGGGATGGGATAGAAGGGCGGCTAAATATGGGTTCCGTCCGAATAAATGGATTTGTGAGGTGTAATTATGGGCGGTGGCGGCGGTTCTCAAACCCAAACAGCAAGGTCTGAAATTGACCCAACTCTCAAGCCGTATGTGGAATATGGACTTGGTGAGGCTAAACGTCTTTACGAAGGCACAACTCCTTCATTCTTCCCCGGTAAGACGTATGTAACTCCATCTGAGGCTACTACTCGTGCTTTGGGTATGGCTGAACAGCGGGCTATGGGTGGTTCTCCATTGACTCAAGCGGCTCAAGCTGAGACTTTGGCTACGATTCAAGGTCGTGGCGTTAATCCATTCCTAGCGGGTGCTTTGGAGCAGACTAATCGTCTAGCTGGTGAGCAATACACTCGTAATATCCAGAATCTTCAGTCTCAGGCTTCCTCGGCTGGTCGTTATGGTTCCTCGGCTATGGGGCAACAGGCTGGTCAGGCTCAGGACATTTTTGCTCGTGCACTAGCGGAACAAGGTGGTCAACTGGCTTATAACGCTGCTGAAGCAGAACGTCAGCGTCAAATGGCTGCTGTTAATCAAGCTCCGACTATGGCTGCTCAAGATTATGCAGATATTCAGCGTCTATTGACTGTTGGCGGTGCTAGAGAGCAACAGCAAGCTGCTGAACTTCAGGACGCGATTAATCGATATAACTTCGAGCAGAATATACCTGCAATGAAGCTACAGAACTATGCGAATCTTATTTATGGTGCTCCTCAAGGTCAGGTAGTGACTCAGACTGCGACACCACAAGGAGGTAAATAATGGGTGATCCGGTAACTACAGGCATGATGATTGGTGCTGCTGGAGGCGCTCTTACCAGTGACAATCCTTTGAAAGGCGCAATGATTGGTGGTTCACTGGGTGCTGCTGGCGGTTATGCTGGTGGTGCAATGATGGGCGCTGGGACTGGAGGAGGTTTTGCTGGTGGTGGATTTGGAAGTGTTGGTACCGCTGGTCAAACTGCTGGTAATGCTGGTGGTCTATTTGGTGGCGCTGGCGGTTTATTTGGTCAAGGTGGTACGGCATCACAAATAGGTCAAGGATTAGGGCTTTATAACCAGTTTAACCAAGCATTTAATCAACCACAACAAAGAATGCAGCCAATAGGTGCGGCTGCTCAACGTGGCGCTCAGATTCAGCCTATGGACTACATGAGTTTACTTAATCCGCAGCAGCAGACGGTTATTCGTCCTGCGACTCCTTCGCTTATATAGGTGATGTATGGCTGACACAATTTTCGGAATGCCATTAGCACAAGCAGAACAGCAATATTTGACTAATCCAGTACAAAAAAGCTGGATGGACTATATCCCCAATATTTACGGTGGTGTTCCTGCTGGTTTTGAAGGTCTTTTAGGTGCAGATCAAGCAAAACAAATAGGTCAGCGATCTAACATTGCTGGTCTATTGGGTACTGCTGCTGCATTGTCTGCTGGTATGAGTTCACAAGGAGCACGACGTTCTGCGCTACAAAATATCCTAGGTGCTCTTGGTGCTGGTTATCAGACTGCTGGTGTTGTTGGTCAGCAAGGATTACAGAATGTCGCAATGCAATATGACTTGGCTCAAAAGCAATTGGCTCAGAATCAATTATTGCAAAAACAACAAGCAATTAGTCAGTTAATGCAAGATCCTCAGATTGCTAATGATCCTGCTATGAAAGCATGGGTTTTGAGTAATCCTGATAAAGCTCTTGAAATGTTTGTTAAGCGTCGCGGAATGCAGCAATTCCTACAGCGTGAAGGTCAGATTAGTCAACCTCAAGCTCCTGCTGTATCTCCTGAAATGGCTGCTTATAACGAGCAAATGGCTCCATATACGGCTAGTGCTGGTGCTAATGTTGTTCCTATGGCTCAGCCTGTGCGTGAACCTATGGGTCAATTAGCTGCTGGTACGGTTGAGACTGCGCCTGTTCCTGAGCCATTTACCGGTCAGTTTGGCGCATTGCCTACTCAACCTTCTGCTCCTAAGCCTACTGCAAAACCTGCCGGTCATCCATTGGATCAACAGATTCGTCAAGCCGATCTATTGGCTAAATATTTCTCTGGTGAAGGTGATGATCCAGTTAAGGCTAAAGAATATCAGGCTATTTCAAAGAGCCTAAGTGATCGTAGACAGCAAGATATTTTGTCAACTAATGTTGGTAAATCTCTTGGTCAAATTAATCCATCACTTCAGCCTTTGGTTGATACGCTTGTTCAGAATGCTCCATACATGACTTCGGCAGAGATTCAATCTGCTGCTATGGATATTCGTAAAAAGAACTCAGACTTCAAAGTTAATACAGAGAAAGATTTACGTAACGAGTTCAATGGTTTGCCTGAGATTAAAGAGTTTTCCACTGTTGAGACTGCTTTCAAACAGATTAACTCTGCTCTGTCTAATCCTTCTGCTGCTAATGACTTGGCTGCTGCTACTAAGTTCATGAAGCTTCTTGATCCGGGTTCAGTGGTTCGTGAATCTGAATTGGGTATGGCAATGGCTGCAACTGGCGCAATTGATCGTATGCAAAACTATTTCCAGCGTTTGCAGAATGGTCAGATTCTTAACCCTGCTCAACGTGCTGACTTCAAGCGTTCTGCTGAAATGGCATTTAATGCAGCTAGAGATACCCGTAATCAGACTGCCAACAGATATATGGAGTTGGCAAATTCTTACAATGTTGACCCTAACAATGTTGTTTTGGGTGGAGAGCGTAAACGTAATCAAGAGCAAGTTAAGACACCACAGAGAAACACTAAAGGCTGGCAATTAAGCCAAGATGCTCAAGGTAATCGTGCTTATGTCAGTCCTGATGGTACGCAGTTTGAGGAGGTTAAATAATGCCATTTGATCTTTCTACAGCTCGTCCTATCGGGCAAAAAGAAACAATGTCTGCCAAGGATGTTGTTTCTAAGGCAATAGAGAACTTTCCTTCATCGTTTAGGAATGTCGTAACTGGTACGTATGAGGCTGTAACCAATCCATTGCAGACTGGTAAAGCAATGATGGATATTGCTGCTGGTGCATTTGCTAACCGCTATGAGCCTATTCTTCCTGAAAGTGTTATGAAGATGATAGGCGAGGATAAGCGCGACATTGCTAATAAAGTTGGAGAAATGTATGTCAAGCGTTACGGTGGTGTAGAACAGGCTAAGCGCACTATTGCTAACGATCCTGCTGGATTTATGTCTGACGTATCTGCTGCTTTGACTATGGGTGGTGGAGTAGTTCCTCAGCTTGGCAAGGTTGCGTCAATGGTTGATCCTCTATCGTTGGCTGCTAAGGGCGTAGGAACTGTAGGAAAGGCTGCTGCTCCTGTACTCGGTATGACTACTGGCGCAGGTTCTGAGGCGATTAAACAGGCTTATAGGGCTGGTCGTGAAGGTGGCACTACTGCTGAACAGTTTAGGAGCAATATTACTGGCACTGCTCCAATGACTGACGTTCTGGATATGGCTAGGCAGAATCTAGCCAATATGAACGCAGAGAAACAAGCTCAGTATCGTTCTGGGATGGTTAATATCAAGAATGATAAGACTATTCTTGATTTTTCTGGAATTGATCAAGCAGTTGCTAATGCTCAAGGAAGAACGCAGTTTAAAGGTGTTACTACAAAGAAACAGGCAGCTAAAGAACTTGATGATGTAAGAAAGCTTATTGATGATTGGAAAGCATTAGACCCTGCTGAGTATCATACTCCTGAAGGTTTGGATGCTCTAAAACAGCAAGTTGGCGATGTTCTTGAGAGTATTCCTTACGAGCAAAAGAATGCTAGAGGCTCTGTGAAAGTTGTTTATGACTCAATTAAGTCTGAGATAAATAAACAGGCTCCTACTTACGCTAAGGTAATGAAGGAATATTCCACAACTTCAGAGCTTGTAAGAGAGATTGAAGGTGCTTTGAATCTTGGTCAGCAAGCTAGGGCTGAGACAGCATTGCGTAAACTTCAGTCGATCATGCGTAAGAACGTCAATACTAATTTTGGTCAGCGCGTTCAGCTTGGTAAAGAATTAAGCAAGTATGGTGAGGATATTTTCCCTGCTTTGGCTGGTCAATCTTTGTCTGAGCTTACTCCAATGGGATTGCAACGAGCAACGTCTTTAGGTACTGCTGCTGGTGCTTTCTCTGCTGGTGGGCTTCCATTGGCTACTGCTTCGTTACTTTCTTCATCGCCTCGTTTGATGGGTGAGGCTGCTTATGGTGCTGGTTTGCTTGGTCGTGGTGTTGGTGCTGCTGAACAGGTTATCCCACAAGCATTTGATCCAAGAATGTATAACTTGATGTATCAAGCTGGTCGTATTAAAGGACAGTAATCATGCCAAAGAACAAAGTTAGCGAATGGTCAGCCACAGCGTCGAATAATACCGATATATCCAGTATTAACATTGCTGAAGGTTGTGCTCCGTCAGGTATTAACAAT